TCTAAACCTTTTAAGGAAGTGGTTATTCCCTTAAAGAGGTTGCCTAACTCAGCCATCTTTTGCTGTAATATAGGAATCTGAGTATCAAACCCGCTTTCCTTTACAGCTATCGCATCGCTAAGTAACTTATTAGCTTTATTAAAGTTCTCGCCCAGTGCTTTAACTTTCTCTGTTATTTTTTCAAGCTCAGCAGATAAAGTAAGCCCCTTTAGTTCATTCTCGATCTTTTCCGCTCCCTTAGCCAGTGCTTGTTTCTCAGCCTTAGTCAATTTTTTACCCTTCGTGGGAGCGGGAGCTTCTTCGGAAGTACCTATTTTAGTTATTATATTGTTAAGCCCACTCTCTTGCTCCCTAATTAACTTTTCAGCACCGATAGCCATTCTGTTCAGCAAACCCACAAAATCATTTACAGTGCTATAAAGACCCCTTAAATTAGCCTGACTTAAGCGTTTACCTATCCTTTCAAACTCTTTAGCATAGGAGTCTATATTAACAACAAACCCTTCTGAAACAGCAGTCTTTATCTTGGATATGTTGTTAACAAGTTTATTGACCGCCTCAGACGTTCCTTTGGTGTCTAATGATTTAGAATCCACCATGCTACTAATTTCATTCGCAATATTATAAAGCATAGAAGAAATTTGGGTGGTAAGGGCTTCTTTTAAAGCAGCAGCGTTCTCTTTAAGGGTGCTTGTATCAACGCTGTCTATTTCCTTCAGTGCCTCAGTCAGATCGCTCATAATAGTGTTCAACTTGACTACAATCAGATCTTTAAAATCGTCTGCTTTAATAGGCACTACTTCTCCAAATTCTATGTTCTTCAAAGCATCATTAATTGATTTCGATAGCCCTTTAGTCAATTTACTTAATGTAGATTTGTCTATCTTTACAAGACCAAGTATCCTTGCTTTATCATCATCAGAGATAGAAATGACAGAGTTCAAAGCATTGAATACGTTGATTAAATTGGTTATTGAGGTTTTTAAATTTACAGCAGCCTCTACTGAAACGCTCTCTTTTATCTCATTTATAAGCTGACTAAGCCTTTCAAAACCAAAATCCTCTTTAGATAGCTTATCTTTAATAGCGTCAAGTTGGTCAAGGCTTACTGATTCAAGTGCCTCACTTAATTTAGCAGAAACTTTTTTAAGGAACTCAGGAACATACTCCTTTTTTAAAAGGTAAGTTTTCTTTGTAGGCGCTTTAGCTTTTTCTCCAATAGTTTGAGTAACTTGCTCAAGGTCTTTTTGTTGAACGAGCACAAGTTCCTGCATTAACTTGTCTCTTCTTTCAAAAGTAGCATTAAGCCCCTGCTCTAATTTTGCACGAGTTTTCTTAGATATAGTGTCAGAATTTAACGCAACAGTAGCCCTAACGATAGCTTCATTTACTTCGTCTAATTCAGTCTGTATTTCCTCAAGTGTTCTTGTTACAATGTCCCGTGTATTTTTCTTTATATTCTCAGCTATCTCCTCAGTTTTAGTTTGAGCTTCTTCAACTTTTCCCGAAACAGTAGCTTTTTTGCCTTTTTTAGTAGATTTCTTAAGCCCCGCTGCTTCGAATACATCTATACTATCAAGATAATCAAAAAGAATCTTTTCTATTCTTCCCTTAACTTCGTCTATCTTTTCGACCAACCTAATAGAGTCAAAGGACTCCAACCTGCTGATTTCAGCTAAATCAGCTTTTATAAATAGGTCAGTGAGCTTTTCCTGTATACTGTTCCATATATTCTGGAACGTTTGGCTGGTGATGGTCAGTCTCCCGTCACCCTCCTCAAAGGCAAGCTGAAAATCTTTACCTTGTATGATGGCGTTTAACTGTGAAGCAATACTATTGTTCAATGTATCCAGGGATTTTTTGTCGAGTTTAATTTTCAGAGCACCTGGCGTAATATGAAGCTGAATACTACTAACAATAGCTTCTTTAACTTGCGTCCTGATGTTTTCAACGGCACTCTGAGAAATAGCATCTAAAGGAATTGAGTCAGACTGTAACTTAGCTATTTGATCTATTTTTTTTAGCTGTACAGTATAAGCGTCAGCATACTTTTTAAGAGCAGACGCCATACTCCTTTTTAAAGTATCTGTTTGCTCTTTGTTTTTAGGCAATGTCATTTTATTAATTGCCTCAGACAGCTCTTGTGCACTTAGTTCAATTTGCTTAATCCTATTTTCGTAACTCTGTGTAGAATCTCTTGCAACTTTGTCAAGAGTGCTGACTATATTATCTCTAGTAGTTATAACACTGGTCTTTATTTGGTTTAGTTTACTTATAGTGTTTGGGTCATTAGCTCTTTCCCGTGATCTATCAATAAGAGTAACATAATCATTTACAATCGTATCAATTTCCTTATTCAGCTTTGATTTAATTGTACCTAAACCTTTAATTTCCTTCTGCAAATTTTCAGTGCCAAAAAGAGCCTTATGAAAATCAATGCTATTAACATAATCTGTGATGGCTTGATTGATTTCTCTCTGTACTTTTGCCATTATTTTTGTGTCAATGGCTTCCTCAGACACACCCACCTTACCGAGATCACGGCTGAGTGCGTCAAACTTAGACCTGATTTTATCTTCCAGATCAGTTGTAGTATTAGACCAGTTGGTAAATGCTTCATTAGCAAGGTTAATTTTTTGTATAAACTCGTCCAGGCTTGCCATACCGGACGAAAACTCTATATCAACGTCAGCATTTAAGTTATGTTGAACATTATTCTGAATATCTCCCGCCATCTGATTACAACTCCTTATTATGGAATAATCCCCTACACTACTATTAGAATAGGTAGGGGATTTGTTTATGTAACTCTGCCTAATTCGTTAAGAAAGTCAATGTCATCGTCAGTCAGGTTCGTTTCTTCAGTTGTAGTATTCTCGTCTTTAAACTCCACCCCAAATGCAGAGGCTATTGCTTTTATTGGGGTAACTGATGCTTCAATCTCAAATCTTATATTTTTCTGTGCTTTTTTAATTAGCTCTGTCACTTGGGGCAGGGTATACTCAAAAATTTCCCATTTGTTCAACCCACAGTGTTTATGAAGCATGAAGAATATTTCTCCCCAGTCGATTTCCTCATTCGTGTCCTCGTCAACTATTCCGCTTGACCCGACTGGGGCTTCAACTTTTTTAACCCGTTTAGCCCTATTAGACACTCGATGATCTTTGTAGCCGTCACAATATCGATATACTCCATAAGATACTCTCTCGTAACATGGGGGTAGTTCTTAAATGCAATCTCAAGAATCTCAAGCAGGTCATTCTCTTTTTCAGAACTACCGTCACCACTTGGGGCAAAGTTCAGGAGAACAGCATCGATATTTACAGTCTTAAGCAGTTGCATCAGGCGGCGGGCATCTTTCAGACTGGAAGGAGGAATCCTGTACTCTTTACCATCCCTAAGTTTGATAACATCGTCATCTTCAAAGAAAACAGACTCGATACGTTTAGCTTCTTCAGGTGTAAGTTTTTCGTTTTCCATTCGAATACCTACCTTTCATTTATTTCTTCATTCATAGGTTAGACGCAATCAAAAAAGGCTTACCATGTTGGGCAAGCCTTTTATATTAATAGAAACAGGAGGTAGGTAGCCTGTTCTACATACACGGAGGAGCACTCGTAATGAAGCGTTTCATTGTCCAGAGTCTGCAAGTTCCGTCTTCAGGGTCAAGCATGTTGAGTGTCAGTGAAGGAGCACTTGCGGTAGCTCTCGCATAGTCGATAGTAAATGCTCCACTTGCCTTAGCAAGTTTGATTTCAGTCTCAATACCATGCCACATGTCATCTTTCTGCTTGAAGTTACCCTGATGGATAATTTTAATTGGAATAGGAATGTCTGACCTCTTCCCTTCAGCCATGATGACATCAGCAGTAGCTTTCTTGAAGCTGTACATTATCATTTTACCTTCCATGTCCGAACTGAAGCTTAAAACTCTCTTGGGGCTACCCTCTTCGCCTGTAGTCTCTACTACTGCAAACTTTCCAGTAGCAGGAGCGTCATCCTTTGTAAGAGCTTCGCCTGTAGTCATGTCCATTACGGTAAACTCAGGAGTATGGAATGGTGTTCCGTCAGCCGTGATGTCAACTTCATACGTACCAGCACCGGCCCTCTTTACTGTAGCCATCTTGCCCAGTACCCATGTGTAAGAATCGTCCTGAGTTGCATCGGACAAAGTTGCACCAGTAGCAAGACGCAGCATGTTCAAATCAAACTTTGCATTCGTAGCAGTTACGGCAACACTCTTATCTCTTAGTACATAGTCAAGCGGAAACAGTGAGTCACCACCGTATACCGGATCTTCTGTCGTTGTAAAATCAAATCTCAGGGTCTGCAAAGTACCAAGAAAAGCATGTTTGCCATCTGGCCCTGCAGCAAGAATAGTACCAACACCATTGATTATGATACTTTTATTATTCTTTGCCATACTCTATATTCTCCTTTCAGTTAGATTCGGTCAAAAGCTATATCCTAATATAGAGTAGGCAAGTCCCTATTTTTTGTAACACTAAGCTTCGACATTGGAAAATGTTGCCTCTATGGTGAAACAATAAACATTATCCAATCTTGAATCACTTTCATGTGCGTCAACAATCAAAGGGGTCGTGCCCGCCACACCAGAAAAATCAACACAACCAGAAAGCAATGTGCACAGTCTCTCTGCTATCTGGTGAGCTAATTTCACATCGTCATTTGTGTATATATCAAAATAAAACATAGGGCAGAATACGCCTAAATTAACAGAGTCGATACCCCCGCCAGGCGTATAGAACGCAATAAGAGGAATATTATTAGTCAACTGCTGAGGCTTGCTCTGCTTTTGGATCTTTGGGCCAATTTGGTTTGCGGTAGGGTTTTCACCAAGCCCTAAATACCCTAATATGGTTGCGTCCTTACTCAAAAGTTTATATATCCCATTGTATAAATTCAGTATAGTTAATCCATTATTCACTTCCTACGACCTCCTATTATGATTTTGGATTTTACTTGAAGGTATTTTCGTATATCCATGTACTGAAGTTCTTCAGAAAACACCCTTGCAAACTGTGAATTAGCATACTCAAACGCTCTTGCAAACCATCTCTGTGGTCTTACAGCAAACCCAGGGAGTTTTCTAAGAGACCCTGCATTAGAGATACGCCTATTCCCGCCCAAGTCAGTCCACTCCTGCCCTGGTCTTGTATAGATATCCATACCAGAGCGTAAAGGGTTTTCTTCATACTTCACGCCACTAACCCGTGTGTAACTACCGTCTGCATACTGACCAGTACCATGTTCGTAGTAAATTCCTATGTGGGAATCCTTGAAATTCTTTGCAAGAGTATACACGGTAATACCAAGCTTATTATTTGCTCTCCTTGCTATATCACCTAACACCATAGAATCAATAACAGCAAATTTCCTTGAAGCGTCTGTTCTGCCATAGCCCTTTTTAGTTCTCCGAATCCCTGCTTCTGGAACAGCTTCCCCCGCAAGTCTTACAGGGAAATAATGAAATTGTATAGCAGCCAAGTTGCTCTGAGCACGCTTAATCAACATTTTACCTATACGGTTAAGAGTGACTCCTATTACTTTCTGCAAGTCTGCTATAAACAAATCGTCACGAAATACAATATACCCTCCGCCAAAACGAGCAGTGGGCATCTGTTTTTGAATATGATGCTTCGGAGAATACGGTCTTTTAGGCATTCCTTGTTTCCGCCTTTACTTGAATACGTGTGATACCTTCAAGAATGAAATTATTGATATCGACAGCCTTGAATTTTAGTTGGGGGGAGTGATCCTTAACAGTAATCGTATCCAAAAGAGTTGCCTCACACGCAGGCACAAAAAGAATGTATTCGGCATCGGGATGTATGCCTGGATCATATTGTTTCAAATCACCAGATACTCTTTGCATATAACAGGGAGAATTCGTAAGTATGGGGTTAAGTTTTGTGGTTTTATCCCCATTGTCGTCATATTCGGTTATTATACTTTGAATGTCCACCACTGCATTACACACAAACATCGCTGCATAGACTGAAAGTTTTTCACCTGCGTATTCTTCTGGATATGTAGCAGCAACTAAATAGGATTCCCCTGTAACCTCATTGTTGACTATACTCCCGTTTCCTACGGAAAAGTCAGGTAAAAAGTAACCTTTCCTTGTAGCTTCTACAGCTACAGTATTGGTAATCTGAGAAGTACCCCTACCTATCAACATTTTGGTTTGCACTCCCCCCACAGTTACAGGAGAACCCTCTTTTTGAATTAGTTTGAACTTTTCTTTCGCTATCACAATTACTCGCCACCTATAGGTTCATAGTCATGTGTAATCAAACCGGCAATCGAAGTATCATAAGTAGTTACTTCCACAGAAGTTATGTTATCCAGAGCAAGTTCAAACTCACCCAGAAACCATGCTGCTCTTTCATCCCATTTGACCTTATCCTTTTTCCAAGAAGTATCGAGTGCTTTAACCTCTATATTAACTTTAAGAGCCATTAAAGGACACATGAGATAACAGAAATAGTTGACGGCTGCTTCTTCAAGGTATATCAACTCAGTTTCATCAACTATATCCATATACCGTGGAACTCTTTTCTTTACCTTTAATTCAGCAATTTGAGCAAACCCAGTCTTATCAATATCACCGTCAGGTAGATCAACTTCATCTACTCCAAGCCTGCTACGCACCTTATCCCTGAAACCTTCCTTAAGAATATCCATTACCATTACCCCCAATATGTAATTGAGATAGAAGGATATGAGTACGAATAAACAACAGTGTTACCCTCTACTTTTTCTGTATCCCCCATGTAAAGTACAGTATTAGCGGAGTCCATGATAATCACATCCCCGCCACCCTCGTTTTTGATAACAGCATACTTCGCTTTATCTGGAAGGGTTATCGTATATGGTGAAACCCTCTGGAGTCTGACTTTTTCGCTCTTCAGTATAGAAGCTTTAGGCTTATCGGTAACCACAGGTGTTTCCATAGTAGCCATCTGCATAGCCTCCCCCTGGAAAACTTCAGCTTTCTTCTTGGTTTTCGCAGAGGTATTAGGTTTTGATGTAGTAGATTTCTTTTCCATTGTTCAATAGCTCCTTTCTAAAAGAAAACCCCCGCCCATGCTATTGGGCATGGCACGGGGGCATGTATTTATCTTGGAGGTTGGTTAGTTGATAACATCAGGGAACAGTACGCCGGCCCTACGAGCAATGATCTTATGGTCATACCATCTCTCGGACTCAACAAAGGTACAGCGAGGACCTTCGTCATACCACTTTCTTACGAAAATGGACTGGTTGCCGTCTTTCTTCCAGGCGAAAGTGTAACCAAACGCAGGAACTTTTCTGCCAGGCTTCTCAGGAACATAAGCCAGTATTGCCGACTTGCCCCAGATGTATGACTTAATGTTGTTCCTTGGATTGGAAGCAACTGCCTTACCAACAATCAGGTTATCAACCTCGAAGAATTCCTTCAGGAGAGCGTCAGGAACGATTGACAAATCCTGAACCTTAACCAGTGCTATCAGAGCCGGATGTCTGCGTATCCTGTTGTAAACGGGATACGACAGAATCAGTGTGTTGGGATTGAGAGCAATCTTCTGATGCATTGCCTCTTTTGCCCTGAGAACTGTGTCAATGGGGTCAGCGTTATTGTTATCCCACTTAAGTGGCTGATTAGCACCACCAGTGTTTACAACGAGATCCGGATCGTAGTTGGCTGCGTTAAGTAGAAGGTTAGCAGCGTCAATTTCCTTATTCAGTAGAATACCCTCAGTTGTCAGAATAGTGGCTTCCTCTTCAAGATTGAAAGCCTCGTCTGCATTCTGAATAGCCTCGTCAGGAATCCTGTGACGGAGAGCATGTCCTTCACAGAAGTATGTATCGTCACTGTATGTCCAATCGATTTCATTAGCTTCTGTTCCAGGTGCACGCCTGTCATCCTGAGCTACGAAAATCTCCTCCCCATAAACAGGATACTTGTCGGACTGCTTATCAACAGGCACTTCCTTAAGAATCTGATCAGCTATATACTGATCGTTTTTATATGCTACCGAAATATTGGTAAGCAATTTATCATAATGAACAGACTGAACACTAGGCATATTCTTTCACCTTTCCTTTCTTACGCTATATATACAGAGCTGATGTTTATAGTAACAGGAATTATGTCGCCTACATCGCCACTTGCTTCTGCAAAGCCCAGTATGAAGAATAAACCGCCCCCAGCAGCTTGAGGCATAGGCTTAACTTTTCCGTTAGCTGCTACGATGACCATATCACCATAATTAACGGGTTCAGCCAATTCAACTTCGGCTATGCCCGAAAGCTGAACAGCAACATTGCGTCCAATCTGCGGGCCACCCGCACTAGGAGCAACAGCCTCTTTTGCATCGTTTGTAACAACACCAAGCGGAATTTCATTATCGGTCAATGGAATTGCACAACTACCGTCAACCGGACCACGTGTTACCACGGTATTCTTACTTATAGCCTCGTTTATAAGGGTATATGTTTTCTGTAAACCTGTAGTCTGTCCTGCCATAACTTATTCACTCTCCTTACTATATTTCATATACATAATCTTGGTAGCTTCCTGGATAGAAACCTTATTTTCCTGAGCATATTTCATTGCCTCGTCAGCAATAAAATCTCTGAATTCCTGTTCAGTCTCGAAGTCTGTCTTGCTAACAGGGGTCTCGGACTTTGAAACGTTCTTAGCGTTCATGTCTGTAACACCCTTGCCCTCAAACTTGCTCGCAAACTCGGTGTCAAACTTCTTGATAACGTCCTTTATCTCGTCTATTGACAGAGTTGAAAGGAACTTGTTGAACATTTCCTTCGGGAACGCATTCCCCTGTGCTCTAATTCCCGCCTCAAGAGCCTGATTAATCAAATCAGCCTTATAGGTTTCAGCAAGTCCTGCCTTTTCGGTCAGTTCCTTGTTCTCTGCCTCAAGCTTCTGGATCTGCTCATCTTTCTCCGATAATGCTGAATTAACTTTTGCAAGCTCCTCGTCTTTTGCAGAAAGTTGGTCTTTAAGCTCCTGATTCTCTTTCTCCAACTCAGCAACATCGACTGACTTGACCGAAAGTTTCTCTCCCAGAGCGTTTTCCAACTCCTCCTCACTGGAAAAAGTTATATCAAACTTATTCAAAACTTCCTTGATCTTATCCAGTTCCACTTGCTCTTCACTCCTTCTTCTGAGATATTCAGAACCACCTGTTCTTGCCTTGGTGTCTGTCATTAAAACAGACCCGTCTTTCGTGTAGTATTGGTATATAAGTGCATTTACAGGGATATCTTTAAATGTATCAATCACTTGTAGTTTAGACGAACTTTCAAAATCTGTAACATCAGCAGAGAAGTTGCGTATTACACTTGCCCGATCACATGCCCCTGCGTATACCAGTGAATCTTCAAGGAGTTTTCCTGCTCCGTCCTCCCCCACTAAAACATAGCAAGTCTCAACAACGTCTTTTCCGTCTTTCTCTACTGCATATTTCTTTCCTGGTATATGGGGGCAAGCAAAATAATCACGGATATCGTTGCCGCAGATAGAGCAAGTCCATTTTTCTGCATTGAAGCCGATTGAGGTAGCAAAATTGATACCTGTATCAATGCCTTTAGCGACATCATCCGTAGTGAAACCACCCTCCAGGTTGATACCAAGAGGTATATAGAAGTCACCGTACAAGGAGATAACATCCGTACCTGCTTGTGCAACATACTCTCTCTTAAGGTAAGCATTGAAAGACCTGCCGACAGGCAGTTTTCTATTGTTATGTACTAACAATAAAGCAACACCTTTCTCCAAGTCCTGTGCAAATTTATTAAGCAGAGGCTCTTGGATTATTGAATAGTAAGCGGTGGGCAGGTTATCAATCAGCAAATTCGAGAACACATAGCAGTTGTCCTCGGTAAGCTGAGTCTGACTGAATCTTGAATTTATTATCTGTAATTGCTGTTCAGTTGGTTTTGGCATGATAAACACTCCTTTTCTTATTGATTATCTGAAGCATCTGTATTACCACCCGCTCTTGGGTTTGTGTCAGTTGTTCCTGAAACAGGCTGACCATCGCTATTTCTAACGACAGCACCTGGAACTCTCGGTTCTGGACTATCAGGAGCATGACCGACAGCTCTCTGGGCGGCTTCTTCCTGTGAAATCCACCCTCTGTCATAAAGCAAGGCAATATTGTTTAACCGTGTAGACTCAAACTGCTGCTGTTCAAGTTCCGTTCTTATTTCAATAGGTCTGAAGCGGAATTCCACAACACCTTGTTTCCCTCTGATATTCAAATAAACAGTAAGCATTTTCTCCATAAAGGAAGCAATGTACTTTTGGATACCCCCCAGTCCTGTCAGATAGAGCTTTATTTCTATCTTTGCATAACTCTCTGTCTGACCTGCCCCTCTTCTGCCAAGCAGAGTAGATAGAGTTTTAACGCCACTTTGAATCAAGTTGTCAATTACATGCATCAACTTGTCTGGGTCAAAGAGAGCACCACCCTTACCACCGGCTTCACCTATCTTTAAACTGTCGTAATGGACAAACACATCATCAGGATTCAGCTTGTTGTACATTGCAATAATCTCATTAAGCCTGTCTCTCAGCCATTTTTCCTTCTTTTCGTCATTATTACGAACAGTAATAGGCATACGCTTAATCAAAACTTCTTCAACTATAGTCAAATCCAACCTTGGATACCCTTGGTTGTGAACGACTGCTTTAAGGTCATTAAGAACTTGCATCTGGAACAAAACTATGTTTAAAGCCCCTAAAATGGGAGATCTGCCGTAAGGGTCGTCTATTTTTTCGTCAATTCCCTCATAGAAGAAAGTAGGGATGTCAAGATTTATGCGCCCGTTGTCCTGAAATGGTATATATCTTCCGTCAACAATTTTAAATTCAACGGTAGCGGGGTCAACTAAAACAAAACGGGCAACGTCTTTTTTATCAGGTGTTAACAAAAGCTCCCCTGAAATAGCCCCTCTCGTAACTGCTGATAAAAACATTTGGTCAATGAGCTTATCCAAACTCTTTGACCTCTCAAAACCAACCATGTTGGGCGTTTTCAATCTCTTAAATAAGAGTTCAATATCTTCTATTGCTTCAGGATACTCTTCATTGCTATCAAGCTTCTTAACAGTGTAAGAATAACCACTGTTACCCAACCGTATGAAGTTCCACAAAGCATAAGATATGTCAGGATGAGCATCCATTAAGATATCAATAAGGTCAAACAAAGAAGAACTATTTAAAGTCCTATCATTTAAAGCAAGTTCTCTCTTTGACCTCCGAGGTAAAGAGCCACCAAGCCCAC